CTATTGGCGCACTTTTACCGAAAGTTGTTGCAATCTCTGAGCATCCAACGCGGCTGAAACGGCTTCGAGGTCGTCGTCGAACAGGTCCGCGTACGTGTCCAGCGTCATGGCTGCAGAAGCGTGGCCGAGCATCCTCTGAACCACCTTCACATTCGCACCCGCCGAGACAGCCAACGATGCCGCGGTGTGCCGGAGGTCGTGCGGAGACAGATCACGCTTGACCCCGGCGGCCGCCATTGCCTTTGCGAACCATGACCGCTCGTTCTTCGGCCTGACGATGAACTTCCCCGTCCTCGGCCCGGTGAACACCAGATCGTCATGGCCCTTGCCCTCGCACTGTCGTGCCAGGAGCTCGACGAGGAAGTTTGGCACTGGCACGCTGCGCCGCTCGTGGGACTTCGGCGTGCCCTCTACGATCTTCGAGCCGACCTCAACGGCATTCGCTTCGACATTGATCCGCTTGCGCAGCAGATCCAGATGACGGACTCGCAGGCCGGCCATTTCGCCCCACCTGAGCCCGGTATAGCAGGCAAGGTAGACGAGGGCCGACCATTGGCCTTCTGCGGCCTCTGCGATCGCTTGCACCTCAGCATGGGAGAGGTACACACGACTGCGCTTGGCCTTCCTCGGCAGGTTGCCCGGATCAGCTGCAGGATTCGAGGGGATCAAGCGGTCCTTCACCGCGTCCTCAAGCACGCCACGCAGGACAAGATGAGCGTGCTCGATCGTCGTCGCGCCTTTGCCGGCCGTCGTCATCGTCGACACCCAATCCGCAACCTCGGAGGGTCTGATCGTCCCGATCTGCCGCTTTGCCCACACTGGGCCCGCATGGATTCTCCACGCGATCTCATACCGGCGTCGGGTCGATGCCTTGATCCCTGATTTGCGCGCATACCAGTCGTCCCAGAGCTCGCCCACAGTCGTCTTTCCCGCCGAGGCCTTGATGTAGGTGCCCTTGGAGATCTCGCTGACGGTATCGCTCATCCACTGGTCCGCAACGGCCTTCGTCGTGAAACCGCGCTTCTGAGTCCGCCGCCCCGTCTCGTCGACGTACAGGACACGATAGCGCTTCTGGCCGGTACTGGTGGTGTAGCGGTTAATCGTCGCCATTGTCTTGCTTCTCTCGCTTCATCTGCACCAGCTGCTTCGCTTCGTCGAGATTCTGCAGGGCCACGGCCAAAGCCTCCTCGGCCCGATGCAGGCGGGATTCGATGTTCATCCACACGATCTTCTCGCTGAAGACCTTCATCCTTTGTCCGAGCGGCGTCCCTTTGGTAACGCTCCCTTTCAGAATATCGCCGAGCACCTCTAGGTCCTCGAGGTCCTCTACCGCCTGAGAGTTGTTCTCGACTCGGCTCACTGTTGTCTGCCACCACGTATCGCGGCCCGCAGCACGCATCTTCTCTGCGAGCTGCGCTTGAGACAAGCCCGCAGACTTACGCAGCATCCTCACATTTTCGCCGATGTAGTAATCATTCATGAACACAGGATATACGATGCGTTGCATTGATTGTCATAGTATGCTTCAATATAAATACCTCAACACAACCTATGACAAGGATTGAGATGGCAACTGCACCCACCGCCGCTGAGGTCTTCACTCCCGAAGACCTCGCCAAGCGATACGACACCACGACAGCAGCCCTCGCCACACTTCGGCATAAGGGCAAGGGTCCGAGATTCTTCAAGATGGGACGCCGTGTCTATTACCGGCTGGAAGACGTTCTCGCCGCCGAGGAATCCGCCATGCAGGAGCGCACGGCATGAACATCTACGACGTGCCAGTCGACGACACAAAGTTCTTCCCCGTCAGTGGGGACGAGCTGCGCCGTCAGACGCTGAGAGAACAGAACGACGGCCACGTCTCCCGCAAAGAATCCGTGGCCGCCGATCACCAATGCCAAAACACCCAGAAAGAGGATGAAATGTCTACCACCAATTCTAGCAAGACCGGCACCGTGAAGCACCCCTCATGGTCCGTCCCGAACCAAATGCGCGTCTTCGGAACCGACGTCATGCACCAGGGCACCACGTACAGCCTCGAACGCGCCAATGAGAACGGTGACGAGTACAGCCTCAAGGCGACAGTCACCCAGCTCGAGGAAATCGGCCACGGCCTCACCACCGACCCGTACGTCAATCTCGTCGTCGACAGTGCGCCCTTCGGGAACACCGTGCTCAATCTCGACATTGCCGAGCTCGAGACCCTGACCGATTGGCTGATGGGAATCGTCGAGAAGGTGCAGCACCTCAAGCCCAAGCACTGACTACCCGTTCGCACTTACCCATGCCAGGAAGTGCGCGGGGAGTACGTGGACATTTTTGGAAGCGTACTCCCCGCCGAGAACACGATGACCAAGTACCTCAGCAAAGACGAGGAAACCTTGAAGATCTACCACGGCGGCACACAAGTCGCCTACGACCGCGGACACAAAGAAGGCCACTTCGCCGGATGGAACCAAGGCGTGATCGTCGCCCAAGTCAATGACAACGAGTTCCTGCGCGGCCTGCGCGACCATATCGCCACCTACCCACGAGAGGACGCCGACACCGTGACCGTGAGCCGAGCGTTCCTCGAGAACCTCGTCAGCACCATCGACGCGAAACGTGCCAACAACGCGGCCAACATCGAAAGGAGGCGGAAAGCATCATGAGCAAGAGTTCTTTTGACGGTTCGGACGCTTCAGACGCTTTTGACGGTTCAAATAGGACCCCTAGCGGAACCGTCGCAAACCGCGTTCGGGACCATCTCAGCAGGTATCTTTCCCCTGCCTCCGATGAAGACCTCGACGTGCTGACACTTTGGGCGATGCACACTCACCTACCCCAGGCGCTCTATACGACACCGCGGCTGCTCATCACGTCCCCGATGCCGGGGTCGGGGAAGACGACCGTGCTCGAGCACCTCGAGCGCCTGGCACCGCACGCGACACCCATGTCGTCGGTGTCATCGTCAGCGCTCATCCCTCGACTGATTGCTGCAACACCCACAGTGCTGCTCATCGACGAGGCAGAGAAGGCACTGAGCCCGAACAAACCGAACATTGAGGACGTGCTCGGCGTCCTCAACTCCGGTTACAAGGTGGGCGGATCCCGACCCGTGCTCGTCCCCTCGAAAGAGGGCGGATGGGTAGCCCAGAGCCTCCCCACATTCGCACCCGTTGCAATGGCCGGCAATGCGCCCGACCTGCCCGAGGACACCATGCAACGGTCGATCACCGTCACGATGTTCCCTGCAGCAGAAGGGGACGTCGAGGAATCCGACTGGGAGCTGATCGAGGCAGACACAAAAGATCTGGGGTTGTCCATTGCGGAGTGGGCCGAGGCAGTACGTGATGAAGTCCGCGGCACACGGCCACCGGTCCCGAAAGGGTGCACCGGCCGCGTGCGGGAACGATGGTTCCCACTCAAGCGCGTGGCCGTCTTCGCCGGTGGCGACTGGGCCGACCGTGTAGACCGCATGATCATCAACGACCTCGATCAGATGGAGAGGGACCAAGAGGAAGGTCTCACAACGGTGAAGCCTCACCTGCAGCTGATCCGAGACCTTCATCAGGTGTACGCAGACTACGATCGCACGTTCGTGTCCACGGCTGAGATCGTGAGCGCGCTCATTGTTGACCGACCAGGCATGTGGTCGAGCTCGAGCACCTTCGGCAAAGATCTCACCGCACAGCGAATGGGACGGATGTTGGTCAAGAACTTCAGCATCCGATCCGCGAAGGACGGTCAAGGTGTACGTGGTTACTACGTCGGCATGTTCGCCCGTGCATGGCGTGCAGTTGGCCTCGCGGCACCGGCTGGACGGTTAGACGAGACCCCCTCTATTGAACCGTCAAGACCGTCCGAACCGTCTAAACCGTCAAACAAGGTCGCTGCCTGCTCCATCTGCGGTGAGCGTCTGATCAGCGTCAACGGCTCCACCACCCACCCGAACTGCGAAACCCAGGAGGCCAAAGCATCATGACACAGCGCGACAACTACCTCGACGCCTGGGCACTGATGAAAGCCCACGCTGACGACGATCACCAAGCCATTGAAGCTGTCATCCACCACGCTGACCCAAGCGGACTCATTGCCGCTCTCTGCGACATAGCCCTCGGCACCGGCGTGACAGCAGCCGGCAGTCAAGCCAGCTACCTCGAGCAGCTGAGACAGAACATCGTCGAGGTGACTGATGAGTAGGATCAAGCCCTGCATCGTCTGCGGCACACCGTCCGAGACCACACGATGCGACGACCACCAACTGCCAACGCACTCAGGCACACCCAACACCGAGCACCCCGCCTACGCCAACAACGCCAGGTGGAAGAACCTCAGCGCACGACTCCGCCGCCGACAGAAGTTCTGCGACCGCTGCGGATCACGGCACAAGCTCACCGTCGACCACATCGTCAGGTTCAAAGACCGACCCGAATGGGCATACGAAGAAGCAAACCTCCGGATCCTGTGCAAGACATGCAACTCCGAACTCGCCGGAGTCAAAGCCACACCCGAAGTCGAAGCACAAGTCGCGGCCGCAATCAAGAGTAGGGGGAGAGTCCCCCACCTAAGTTACTATCCGACGCCGCCTGGTAGCCCCAGAGACCGTTACACACCCCCGGGGGGTATGCTGGATAAGGAAGGGAGGTTGTCGTGAAGGCTGGTCCAAAGTCCGCTGTTGACGACTCCCCCCTGCCGTTCCGTCCTCAGTCGAAAGTCGAATCCGTCCGATGCATCAAGTTCGCGGAGAAGTTCATCCGCGTCCCGAAGGGCACTGGAGCACGGTCGAAGATGAAGCTCCGAGACTGGCAGATAGAGATGATCGAGGACATTCTTGATCGCAACGCTCGCACTGTTGGCTTCATGCTTCCTCGCGGCTCAGGTAAGACAACTCTCATTGCTGTTATCGGCTTGTTCATTTTCTACAACTGGGGCGAAGCAGCCAACGTCGTCGTGTTCGCAGTCGATGAGCGCCAGGCGGGTCTCGCGTTCAATGCTGCTCGTCGCATGGTCGAGTTGAACGAGGATCTCTCGTCGCGTACTCAGGTGTTCAAAGACCGGCTCTACTTCCCGGCCACCGACTCATCGTTTCAGGTCATGCCGGCCTCGGCTGCATCGGCGGAAGGACTCGACTACGTGCTCGCGATCGTCGATGAGGCCGGCGTCGTGAACAGAGATCTCTTTGAAGTCGTGCAGTTGGCTCAGGGCAAGCGTGAACGCTCAGTGCTCGTCGCGATCGGCACCCCTGGCCCGAACCTCGACGATCAAGTGTTGCTGTCTCTGAGGGAGTACGCCGCCGATCACCCCGAGGACAAGTCGCTGCGGTTCAGGGAGTTCTCTGCTGCCGGGTTTGAGCATCACCCCGTCGACTGCAAGCACTGCTGGGAGCTTGCCAATCCTGCTCTCGATGATTTCCTTCACCGTGACGCTCTGCAAGCCCTACAGCCGCCGAAAACACGCGAGGCGACATTCCGCCGTGCACGCCTGTGTCAGCTGGCCTCTGAGACTGAGGGAGGGTTCCTGCCGCCGGGCACCTGGGAGTCGCTGAACACTGGGGAGTTGATCGACGACGGCACTGAGGTTGTGATCGCCCTCGACGGGTCATTCTCTGAGGACACCACGGCGCTGCTGCTGGCTACGGTCTCGGCGGAACCTCACTTCCACACTCTCGGCGTCTGGGAGAAGCCGAAGGGCGACGATTCGTGGCGCGTGCCCGTCGAGGAAGTCGAGGACACGATCAGGGCCGCGTGCAAGCAATTCCAGGTCGTCGAGATCATCGCGGATCCGTTCCGGTGGACGAGGACACTGCAGGTGCTCCAATCGGAGTCTTTGCCGGTGGTGGAATTCCCGCACAGCCCTACCCGCCTCACCGCGGCCACTGGTGACGTGTACTCGGCGGCAGTGGCCGGGAAGCTGACTCACTCCGGTGAACCGAAGCTCGCCGCTCATGTGGCCGCTGCGGTGGTGACTGAGGGTGATCGGGGGATGCGTCTGGCGAAGGCCTCGAGGTCTCGGCAGGCCCGAAAGATCGACTTGGCTGCATGTCTGGTCATGGCTCACTCACGGGCGACGTGGAGAGCAACGAAGAAACCGAAGCGCCGTCGAGCGCGCTCATTTAGGAGATGAAGAAATGCCAACGAAGAATGAACTGACAGAGATCTTGCAGAAGATCGACGAGCCGGTCGCGGATCACTCCCGCCTGGTCAGATACTACGAGGGGAAACAGCCGCTGACGTTCCTCTCACCTGAGGCGATCGAGAATCTGGGGAACCGGCTCTCGACGGTCTCGGTCAACGTCCCTCGCTTGGTCGTGGAGACGATCGCGGAGCGGCTGCGCGTCACCGGCTTCACGAAACCCGAGATCTGGCCCTCATGGCTGGTCAATGACATGGACACACTGTCCTCAGTCGTCCATCGTGAAGCTCTGTTGCTCGGCGACGCCTACGTGATCGTCTGGGCTGACTCTCAAGGTCAACCCCTTGTGTCAGTGGAGTCTGCTACGCAAATGGCGGTGACGATCGACCCGGCGACTCGAGCGATCACATCGGCTGTGAAGCGGTGGGAGACGAAGGACGCCACTCACGCTGTTTGGTATGGACCCGATGAGATCATCCGGTACAAGGCTCGCAGTGTCGGGGCGACAACAACCGGGTTCGAGCCGGTGGAGTCGATCGACAACCCACTGGGCCGTGTGCCTGTCGTCCAATTCCGTAACGGTGGCCGGCTCATGACCCGCGGTGTCTCTGAGATGCTCGATGTTCTGCCGCTGACTGACGCTCTCGTGAAGCTCACGACGGATCTGCTCACAGCCTCGGAGTCCTCGGCACGTCCTCGCCGCTGGGCAACCGGTATTGAGCTCACTGACCCCGACGATGAGGCGGCAGAGGTCGTCAACCCATACGGCGAGGCCGACAAGATGATGATCTCCGAGGCTCCCGAATCGAAGTTCGGTCAGCTGCCGGCTGCGGACCTCATCGGCTATGAGAATGCCGTGTCCATCATCATGCGCGAGATCTCCGCAGTCAGCGGCTTGCCGGATCACATGCTCGGCCTGGCCGGGTCCAATCCGACGAGTGCTGACTCGATCCGTGCGTCCGAGGCGACACTGACGGCGAAGGCAGAAGCACGACAGGGCATCTTCGGCAGGTCATGGCGGCAGGTGGCTCAGCTCATCGTCGCGATCCAGACGGGCGCGGACCCGGCATCGGTCGACGTGGGCGTGAAGTGGGCAGACCCGTCGACTCGCTCGACTGCTCAGGAAGCCGACGCCGTGACGAAGCTTGTGCAGGCCGGCATCCTCCCCGCCTCAATCGCCCTCGAGCGCCTGGGATACGACGCCGACGAGATCACCGCCATTGAGGCCGCGAAGGACCGTGAAGCGGCCAGGGCGTCCATTGCCGACGTGCAGGCCCGTGCCGACCTCGCCCAGAACCTCGAGGGCCGTGGCATGAACCAACCAGCAAGCTTGGCCGCGGCAGGACTGTTCGCGGCCGCCAATGAAACCCGAGAAGGAGAAGCATCATGACCGAACAGACCACCACCGAGACCGAGGAAGTCGAGCAGGACCATATTGGCGGCGCCGACAAAATGGTCGACGAGGAACTTTCTGCCAAAATTGGCGAAAAGTCCGACGAGGGTGCGATTTCAAATCCGACCCCTGAGGGGGAGTGTCCAGTAGACACCACCGAGGGCACCGAGGAATCAGACTCCCCAGTCGGTGAAAGTGACGACGAGCCAGACACGTTCCCCCGCGAATATGTCGAGAAGCTACGCGACGAGAACGCACGGTATCGGCAGCGTGCCAGCCAGGCCGACGACCTCGCCGCGAAGCTGCACACTGCCCTCGTCACGGCCACAGGGCGGCTCATGGACCCATCGGATCTTGAGTTCGATGAAGCCCACCTTGAGGATCCTGAGGAGCTGACAGCGGCCATTGACGAGCTGCTCGAGGCGAAGCCGTATCTGGGCAAGCGCACCCCGAAAGGTGACATTGGGCAGGGCGCGTCAGGGGGCAGCGGTACTGTCAACCTCGTAGACATAATGCGCTCTCAAGCATAGGAGGGCATACCCCCAGGGGGTAACTGCTACAATGGTGGGGAGTCGTCCTGGTGACGGCTCCCCATCGTCGGTCTGGCACCGCGGGAACTAAGTTCAACTTCTCGTGAAAGGTGCCATCATGGCCACTCAGACCACAGCTACACTGCCCACTCTCCAGCAGGCCGAGATTCAGTCGCTTCTCGTCCAGCCCCTCGAAGCCGAGTCCGTGTTTCTCGCCTCCGGGCCGAAGATCATCGACACTAACGGTCCGATCCGCATTCCTCGCGTTGCCTCCGGCTTGGAGGTCGGGTTCGTCGCTGAGGGCGCACAGATTCCCGAGTCCTCGGTCGGTCTCGATGAGATCGACATGCTGCCCTCGACGCTTAAGAGCCTCAAGGTCATCTCGCGGGTGACCTCCGAAGTTCTCCGGTCCTCTGCCGTCGCTCTCGATGCTCTGCTCAAGCAGCGCCTGACGACCGACACCGCCGCGGCACTGGACGACGCACTGTTCACCGGCACTGGCGCCTCCAACACCATCAAGGGTCTGCTCAATCAGCCGGGCGTGGCCACGGGCGTCCTCGATGCCAACGAGTCCGATTCGCTTCTCGAGGGCATCGGCATCGCCCGCGCCAATGAGGCGAAGCCCAGCAGGTGGTTCCTTTCGCCGGCCGACTACCTCGCGATCCGAAAGATAAAGGACGCAGACGGTCGCTACATTCTGCAGCCTGACATCACCGCCACCGGGCAGGAGTCCCTGTTCGCAGTCCCCGCGACGATCACTTCTCGCATCCCGACCGGCAAGGCCGTGCTCGCGGATATGAGTAAGGTCGTGGTCGCTCGAGACGAGTCCCCGACTGTCACGGTCGATTCGTCCCGCTACTTCGACACTGATGAAGTGGCTTTGCGAGTCACCGCACGGTTCGATCTGGCACTGCTTCAGCCGAAGGCCGTCACCATCCTGACTGCCGCTGAGGCCTGACATGCAACCCATGCAGGCCAAGCCGGAAGGCTCGGAGATCGCCAAGCTCATGAACCGCAGTGGAGACACTGAGGCCGTGAGCTTGGCGTCTGCCTACATCGACGTCGTGTGGTCAATGGCTCAGGAGTACACGCGAGGCCGCGGCTTCAGCACAGACGGAGAGCAGGCAGCACCGTCGATCTGCTCGGCTGTGAAGCTCGCAGCCATCCGCATCACGGTCAACCCGACTCAGACGAAACGCTTCCAGGTGGGCGAATACCAGGAGACGCCGAGCGTGTTCGACGGGTTCAACCTCGCCGAGCTCGCCGTGCTCAACACCTACCGGATCCGAGCCAAGTGA